AGTCCTGTCAAAATAGCTGATCCATCAACGCTTCCAACTGGCAGGGGTAGGGGACCGGCTTGGTCCCCTGACGGTAGATATCTGGCTATTGCTCACGGTACTTCCCCTTACGTCACCATTTATGATTGGAATACAGGTAGTCCGGTAAAGATTAGTGATCCCTCTACGTTACCCACGGGAACTGGCAACGGCGCAGGCTGGTCCCCTGATGGTAGATATCTGGCTGTTGCCCACGGTACTTCCCCTTACGTCACCATCTATGATTGGAACACAGGCAGTCCTGTAAAGATCGCTAATCCATCAACGCTTCCCACTGGCGAGGGTCAGGGATCGGCTTGGTCACCGGATGGCAGGTATCTGGCTGTTGCTCACGATACATCACCTTATGTCACAATTTACGATTGGAATACAGGTAGTCCTGTCAAAATAGCTGATCCCTCTACGCTTCCCCCTCAGATTTGCTACGGCGCAGGCTGGTCCCCTGATGGCAGATATCTGGCTGTTGGCCACTTCAGTTCTCCTTATGTCACCATTTATGATGGCATCACCGGAATCAGCGCCGACACCGAGTTTCTTGTGCCGAATGCCGAGATTGCCGGGGCAGATACCTACATCAAGGCGGAGGAATAATCATGCCTACGATCTATCAAATCGGCTCTGACGGATATTGGACGGGCGCAACCCGTGAGATTGGTGAGCGTGACGGGGTTGAGCGCGGTTGGACGCGATACCCTGTTCCGACACTTGAGGCTGGTCAATATGCAGCATGGACTGGTCAAAACTGGTCAGCCATCAATCGCCTCCCTGCCAAGCCTACCGAGGCGGAACAGATGGAAATTCGCAAGGAGAAACTGACCGAGGAAACCAAGCGCGCATACTCCCAAGCCACGCAGCCCATCGGCGCGCAATACCCGCCCGAGGAACGCGAAGGCTGGCCTGAACAGGTGGCAGCGGCGCAGGAAGTGCTAGCGGGCGGTCAGAATGACCTGATCGACGCCTTACGCCAGCCCACGGGCGAAACCGCGATGGGAATGGCTCAGGCCATCATCGCAAAGCGGCAAGAATATCTTATGGCCTACGGTCAGGTAACAGCCGCACGGCGCAGGCTGTCCGCACAGATCGAGGCCGCAACCACGCTGGCAGACCTCGACGCCATCGACGTGAACGCGGCGTTCGGGCTGGACTGATAGATGCTCGGTAATCGCGCCTTACTCATACTCAAACGCATTGTCAAGATAGGCGATGCACTTTCTCAGCTAGTGCAGGTTAGTTTCGCTCCTCGTATTAAAGACACGAGTGCAAATGAAAGTGTATCAGGACGAGCGTATAGAGAAAACTGGTGGATAAGGTACCCTATTAACTGGCTCTTCTTTTGGCAAGAAAACCATTGTAGACGTGCTTTCTTTAAAGATGGTGAGCGGGCTGCGGAATATCTGGAGATAGTTAATGCTCGGAAATAGGGCTTTAGGTAGCGCGGCACTCGCGTCTGGTTCCGGACTACAGACCTTTCTTACGGAACTGAGTTCGGGCTCGGTGAACGTTTCTGGGAGTAATAGTACTTTTCATGTAAATTTTCTAACCGAACTAACTACGGACGCTCTTAATGTAAATCAGGAAAACCTTACCCTTGTCCGATCTCTTCTTCTGGCAAATGCAAGTAGTAATATTACTGTTTCTAACATTGATCTAGCATTACTTCAAGCTCATTTATTTCTTAGTGACGAAGCGAATATATCGGCCAGTAAAACTGATGCTAGTTTGGTAATATCCTATCTCTTACAGGGTAATACTGAATCAATATCTATTACTGGTATTGATCTAGTGTATGTATTTGAGGATACACTTTCAGCCGGTCCAGAAAGCGTATTGCTTGTAGCTCAAAATACAGACCTAAACCGCAATCTGGAAATGCCTTTAGAAACAAATACGCTGAATATAACTGGAGGTAATAGTAATCTTATCCGTTTCTTATCAATTTCTCCGTCTATACAATCGTTGAATATTGTAGCCTCCTCAGCAAGTCTGGTAATTCAGTATCTTTTGAATTTAGCTGTCGGGCAACTTGACAGTGCAGCAACTGCACTGACTTTGACTATCACTAACATCTTTACCAGCGCGACTAGTGACATTGAGTTGACTAGTTCAAACTTACAAATATTAAGAACACTGCAAACTGCTTTGGCCGAAGAAACTATAGATATATCAGCAGAAGATATTGCACTTTCTACTTTTACCGAATTGAGTTCAAATGCCGCTAGTTTAACACTTACAACAGAAGAAGCTCAGTTTATAAGATCACTTAGTCTAGAGCTTGAAGAAGCGATAGGCCAAATTACTGGAGCCAATTTTGCTGTTTCAGTTTCAATAACTAACCGAGCCGTAGATGTTGAAGATAGTCGTACCTTTGCACTGGCCTCAGGAGAAACCGTAGATGATTATTTGGAGCGTCGTATGGGAACTGATTTCTACATAAAACGAAATGACTTGTCACCTTCTATACAGCGTAGTCTAGTCGATATTAATGGAGATGCACTGAATATTACGGACGCCGATATTCAGTTTATTATGTACGATTTTGAGGGAAATGAGATAGTAAATGCAGCCGCAACGGTTGTAAATAGCTCCGCAGCTACAGTCAAGTACGACTGGCAATCGGGAGATACGGACACGGCTGGATTTTATAAGGCTGAGTTTGAGGTAACTTATACTGGAGGTAAACCAGAAACAGTACCCAATTACGAGTATATCTTTGTTCATATAGATGAGGATTTGGGCTAATGGCACTTAGACAAAAAACGCACTATTTCACTCAGCGGACTAACTTGAGGTTGGCGGACTCATCTGATGAACCAGTTGATGTTATTGACCTGAAACAACATCTCAAGATTTGGGAAGATGATCAAGACCGCTATCTTTCTGATCTGATTCTTGAGGCCCGGACTGAATTTGAGGATTTAACAAACATTGCACTTATATCGCAGACGCGAAAACTACTTATGGATGCGTGGGATAAGCGGCCTGAGCCGTGGTGGGATGGAGTTCGTGAGTACCCGATTACAGAACTTTACGCAGGCAGTTCCCGGCACATTGATCTTCCTATATTTCCAGTGATTTCGGTAGACTCAGTGACTGTTTATGATCGTGATAGTGCTTCTACTTCTGTTACAATAGCAGATACTTTTGACGTTGATCTAGTATCCAAGCCCGCCCGCCTTTCCCTTCAATCAGGGGCAACATGGCCATCTGCTACCAGAGCTAATAACGCGATTGAGATTCAATATACGGCGGGTTATGGGACGAAGCCTAGTGACGTACCACCTCCGTTGCGGAGGGCTGTTCGTCAAATGGCGGGCTACCTTTACACTAATCGGGGCTCAGGATGCTCCGCTGCCGAGGCGTTTAGTAAGTCTGGGGCCGAAGGTATTGCCCGCATTTACGGATTGACGAGGATTTGATATGGTCCTATCACTTTGTCATAAAACCATATCGGAGACTACATGACCGAAAAATGTTGTGATATAACTGTAGATATGCTTCAGCATCGTATCTATTTTGAGAAACGGACTTCAACACCTGACTCTGCTGGCGGTTTTACCCTGAGTTGGGAGGAGGACCCAAAAGGAGGCGTCTATGCCCGCCTGCAGAATCTTACAGGCTCAGAGCGGTGGGAAGCGATGAGAACTATGTCTAGTAATCTTGTCCGAGCAACTGTGCGATTTGTAGGAAATAGTAAGGGCGCTCCGTATTGGTCAGCCGGCGAACATCGTGTCCGGCTTCGTGGCCGCTACTATAATATAATTGCCATGCAGGATAAGGATTTTGAGAACGAGTGGCTAGTGGTAGATATGGTTGAGGGAGAGCCTTCATGACCATCACTTCAGTAATAGGTGATCTTGACGGGCTGGATGATGAGCTGATGGAACTGCTCGAACTTGATAAAGCATCCGTAACCCGGACAATGAATTTTGTAGTACAGTCTACTGCGCAGCGAGCTAAGAATCTTATTCGTAAAGGTGGTAGATCAGGCCGGCTGTATTTTGACGGAACACATCAGGCCTCTGCTCCCGGCGAACCCCCGGCCAGTCTAACTGGCGTCTTGGCGGGCTCAATTCATTTTACGAAAGTCACAGATCTCCTCAGTTCCGTTGCAGACGTAAGTGTCAATGCAGATTATGCTTCCATTCTGGAGGATGGTGGATTCAATGAAGATGGAAATTACGTAGCACCTCGCCCATTTATTCGTCCTGCATTTCAGGCAGCGATCGAGCGGGCCGAAGAGGTTTTTGACCGCGAACTGAGGAAAAATCAATGAGTGAATTTTTTCTCCCCGTTCAACAAGCTATATATTCTCGCTTGACAAATGAAGTAAATTCTGCTACCATCTATGATGATGTACCAGCATTGCCTGAAGGCAAGCCGCTTCAGGATTTTCCTTTTGTCGTGATTGGGCAAGATTATGGAACTGATTGGGATACGGATGATACTGAGGGCGGGGAAATATCAGTCGTGCTTCATATCTTCTCTCGGTATGAGGGAATGAAGGAAACAAAACAGATCATGCAGGAAATCTATCAGGCCCTTCATAGGCAGGCCGCGAATCTTTCTGCCACGGGCTACAGGTTTGTAGACGTTCTGCATGAATTTACCGACACTTTCGTAGATAGTGATGGAAGGACGCGGCATGGAGTATGTCGTTTCATAATAACAGTCGAAAAGGAGTGAACTCATGGCTGGTTTTAACGGAAGAAAACTTACGTTTGATTGGGACTCAACTACGTTGGTAGGGGTTCGGACTCGAGGCTTTACGGTCTCGAATGAGTATGTAGATGTAACTACAGATGATGACGCAGGATGGCGGAAACTTCTGTCCGATCCGGGTGTTCGGTCTGTTGAAAATACAGTTAGCGGAATTACCTCAGACGAGGTATTGCTTAATGAAATTATGACCGCCAGTATCACCGGCCAGACTCTTGACACTATGTTGCCCACCGGCACTGCATCAGGTATTACTACCCCCGGTACCCTTTCGGGCAATTTTCTTGTAAGTTCCTATGAGCAGACTGGTGAACATGACGGAGCGGTGGAGTTTTCAGCTACCTTCATGTCCGATGGCGAGATCACGTACACTGCTAGCTCATAAAGGATAAGGTAATGAGGGAACTAAAAACTACGCTGGCGGGGAAACCTGTCAGCCTGGCCGCAACATTCAAAGCCAGTATGGAGATTGCCGAGGAGGTCACAGACCCTCTTTATATCTCTCGCGAAATAATGGTTGAGTACACTATGCAGGAGCGGGGTATTCCATATACGCCGAGATGGATGTTTACGGTGCAGAATATCCCGCTCATTCTCCATATCGGTATGAAGGCCGCCGGGTCTACCCTAACAGTAGATAAGGTTCAAGAAATGGTTTTTGAAGAGGGCTTTGCCAATTCTCGAGATATTGCTACGGAATATCTTGGCCTGATTGTAGGCCCCGCTCCCGAAGAGGAATTGGAAGGGGAGGAAGAGTCTGAGGGAAAGTAACGTGGGCCAAATTCGTCAAGACTGCATACGGAATGGCTCGCGAGTGGGGGATGGCCCCTAGTGAGTTTTGGGGCCTCTCCCCGGAAGAGTTCTGGTGGGAAGTTGATGCTAAAGTGCGAGTGCAGAAGAAGTTGAACAAGAAATCGAAAAGCAATTTCGGCGCAGATGCTTGGAATGAGGCCCGTAAAATTCACTCAGAGAAGATGAAAAAGAATGGCTAAGCTACAGAGAACGGTAGAATTACGGGCCAAGACTGGTCAGTATAATAAGCAAATGCAGCGGGCTGCCTTTCAGGCAAATAAAGCCGCTGCGGCTCAAAAGCGTAATGCCGATCAGGCCAAGAAAAACGAAAACTCTACCCGGCAGCTTATTCAACAGTTGAATAGGCAACGCATGGCCTATGACAAAGGCTTTGCGGCCCAGAAACGGTTTGAGAAAACCTCCCGATTGCTGGAGCGGGCTCATAAAGCCGAAGAAATAACGCTTGAGGAAAAGAATCGCGAACTAGCCAAGGCCCGCCAGCATTACGAACAGGCAGGTATGGGCGCGAATAAGATGAATAAGCAAATTCGCACCAGCCGGTTTCATACGGCGAACCTGACCGCACAGTTTAATGATATTGGTGTGATGATGGCGAGCGGGCAATCGCCATTTATTCTTGCTGCTCAACAAGGCACGCAGATCACGCAGGTTCTGCAGCAGATGGGCGGGACTGGCAAGCAGCAGATAAGTGCATTGGCCACTGCTTTTAAGTCCATGATTAATCCGACAACGCTGGTTACATTGGGGATTATTGCAGGGACTGCGGCTCTCGTACAGTGGATTGCGTCTGGGGAAGATGCAGAAGAAGTTAATGACGCTCTAAGCGAGTCTATGAAATCGTTAGCTGATGCAACTAAGGATGCTAGGCTAGAGGCACGAGCTATGGCTCTGGGGTTTGATGATATTAATCAACTCAGGGTCACAGACCGAATTATCGTTTTAAAGAGGAGACAGAAGAAACTTGAGGAGCAAATTGCAGCTCAACGGCAACAAGGCGCCGCCGGTGCACTAGACACAGAGACAAACCAATTACGAGCACAATTAAATCTTACTAATCAGCGGTTAAAAGAATTAGAAGAGATTAGGGACGAAAACCTCAAAGCATTAAAAATACAAGAACAGACAAAAGAGCGGCAAGAGTCTCAATCTACTCTGCATCAGAATAATAT